TAGCTGAACGATACCGACAGATAAGATTGATACCGCCGCAACATACTGTGCGCCACCAGCCACGTTGCCGATTTGAAGTGTGATCGAGGCGGCAGTGAACGCTGTCGTGGTATAGACTGCGCCCGACAGGATCATAGCGCCAGGAGGAACCGCCGCCACGATATCGGTATTCGCCGTGGCGGTCACAGCCAGGGGAACGCGAATAACTCCTTGAATCGATCCATTAACCGATCCATCCGCCATTCCGCCCTTTTTAAGGAGGAACGAGTCAGCCTGAATGCGGCCTTTGTAACGTTGCATAATAGCCATTATTGGTTTCCTTTTAGTTTGATTGATTATATGGAAAATGGCAATCAGGACTTCATAAGAAGTTCTGCCTCGTCACGTGAAAGAGGTTCCGCGTTCATCACGCGTCCCTCGATAACGTTAAACTGCTTATTGCCGATCCCAACGATGAAGCGCTCGCTGTTCGCAGCAGCATTAGGCATCGGGTACAGTTCGATAAAGTTACTATCGATCAGCGCGCGTCTATTCGCCAGGTTGATCGCTAGGACTTCCTCGCGGGTAAGTTGATCGCCACGCTTAGTATATTCTCCATTCATATTGAACGTGCGGACTACGCGTGCACCGCCAATGATATTTTCTGGCATCTCCAACATAGGCTAACCTTTCCGTCTCATGACTGTGTCCACAAAAGTCTCGACAAATCTCTTGGCTGCCATCTCGATACCTGGTCCTGCATAGAACGCATTGACCAATGTACCTGCCGCGACCGCGATAGCATCCATTAGCTCCACGATCTTATAACCAGTGCCGCAGCTGGCGATGCGCTCTGCGATAGCTCGAACATTATCTTTATGATTGGCCTCATTATCCTGACGCAACTCATTGATCAATGACATTTCCGCTCCCTATAGGTTCGCTTTCTTCTGATGACCTATGATCACCGCACCATCCGTTAGGAGCCATTGGCGGGAAATAGGATTGAATAACTGGCTCGTTGCCGATGCCCATTCCATGCTTAACTCCGACCATAATTGGAGTTGGCGGACCGCGCCGGCAAACTTTAACATGTGACATATAGAAACGGCAATTGCCGCAGCTTTCACGATTTAACATGTACCCTCCGGGTTTAATCGGCAGACGTTAAGTCCCGGTCTGCCAGCGAGTTGTTTCTTATTGTACAATACCAGAGAAGTGAATTCCCAGGTCCTTGCCGATAACCTGCATATCAAAGGCCATTTCGCCTTCAGTACGCACAGTCTCCAGTCCCAGCCACGGCATCGGAATTTGCGCAATCCGGATACCAATGTTGTTCAGGCCGGTGAGCCCAGACCACGAGAAGATATATCCCGCAGACGGAATCATAAGTCCCGGAGACGACGCGCTGTGAAGCAGGAGCGCATCCTTACTGGCAATAAACTGATAGTTGCCGACACCGCCGGGAACGCTAACAGTCGTCGTTTCCGGAGACGTATTGTAGACCGCCTTGGAGACGATAACCCGTTCAACATCAAAGGCGCCAGACAGAAGCTCTGGCGTAACCTTCGAAGCGTCCGCACGCGTCGTGTACTTGATACGATCGATCACCAGCGGGTGCTTACGCAATGCCTGATAAACAGGGAACGAGAGCAAGAAGGTATTGGCTTCGAAGCCAGTATTCTGCAGAACAGAAGTCTGGCTATTGGCAAGGTCCGTGAATGGGTCGCCATTAGCGTCGTCATTCCAGAACGGAGGAGTTGACGTACCCGGAGTACCACCGGCAGTGCCGGTATAGTCCGCTGCCCATACTCCATTGACCATATAGGAACCCATGAAGAAGCGGTCCCGACGGATCAGGAGTTTCTGCATGATGAACTTAGTCGTGGCGATGTCCATGTTGACCGCTGGGTCAGCATTGCGACGGGTCTGGCCGCCAAGGTCCTTGTGATAGGCCCAGACGTCTGCCGAGTAGGTTCCAGTACCCAGATTGAAACCGCCACCGGCTGATTCGACCGCATCCGCACGACGGGTTGCCTCGTCACGGAAGAAGTCATCCTTAGAAAATGCAAAATACTTATCAGCTTGGTACTCAACAGGGACAATCGGGAAAACCTGATCAGCAACATAATTTCTTTGGTCCTGAATGTATGCAGTAGCGATCTGAGTGAGCGCTGACTGAACATGGACCTGTAGCACTGTCGGTTGCGGCATTTTGTTTTCCTTTCAAATATGCCTTGAAGGTGAGTAACAGGTAACAGGCCCTTTACGTCACGACCTTGTAATTGGGCGTATAGATCATCATCGTGAATACAACGCCTTGAGCCGATGCAGCCTCGATGGCCATACCGACCTTGAAGTTAGCGGCGCCAGAAGCCCAAGGAACAAGCTGACCAAGCGTACCACCAGTACCGACCATCAGCTCTTGACCGAATGTGATAGCGGCACCAGCAACGGCCTTCGAGATGCCCATAATACCAACGTCAGCAACATCACCAGCCATCGGGGTATTCTGGAGAATGCCGTAAATCGGTCCAGCAGTCGGACCAGTCGCAATCTGCACGACGCGTGCAGCCTGAAGCGAGACGGCCAGGAATTGCCCAGAGCCGTTTACGCCAAGCAGCGCGACAGTCGGATTGTAATAGTTCGCGAACGATGTGCACTGGGAACCATCGTGAATGAGCGGGCTTTCAGTAGCCATGATCTGTAATCCTCTTTAAGGGGGTTGAAGGGCGATTAGGCCGCTGCCGGCCGGTTTTCACCGCGCTCGCGCTTGACGATCTCGATGTTAGCCGGGTCTTCATAGACCTTGGCGAACGCTGTCGGGAACGTCATCTTGGGGTCGGACTTCTGCAGCGCCTTGGCCAATTCCGCCAGCTCATCATAAGCCGTCGAGACTACACCAGTGCCAGTGCTGGAGCCGAACTCCTTGAATACGCCGCCAGCCTTCGCAGCCGCCTGCGCCGTCTTAATAAAGCCCAGCAGCTTCTCGACAGCTTCCTTATCGCCGCCCAGTGCCTTCTGGATTGTGGCCGCCTCCGACTCAGGCAGGCCAGCATCGGTCGCCTGCTTCGTAAGAGCTACCAGAGAGCCACCGGCCTCCAGTTCGGCCAGACGCTTCGCCATCTTGGCGTTGTCGTCGATGATCTGCTGGATATGCGCCGGCAGTGCAGGCTCAGCTGCCTTCATAATCATGGAACGCTCCGAATGGCTCGCCTCGCGGAAAGCCTTCTTGGCCTTCTTTTTATCGGCAGTCAGCTTGTTATCGCCATCGTTCTCCTGCTCGTCATAATCGCTGGCCTTATAGAAGTCCAGCTCAGCAGGCGTAAACTCCGCCTTAGCGATCATGAGCTCATCGCTCATCTTCTTAACGTCAGCGGCAAGCGTAGCAGTCGCGGCAACACTCTTGGCAACGGCAGCGGAAACGTCAGCCTCAGTCGCTGTCTCTGCGAGGCCGAGCGCCTTTTTCAGGATGCTCAAATCCATGATTTGATCCTCTTTCGGAATAACTGCTGGCCCAGCAGTCAGGGTTGACTTAAGGTGATCACCAAACTGTTCGAATGTTTTCGATAGCGAGGTGCTCAGTTCTTCAGGCGTGGACGCTTCTGTTACGATAGTGCCCACTGATTCCGCAAGACCTTCGAGGGCCTTGTCAATTGTTACAACGTTGCTGTCGCCTCCACCAAATAAAGTCGAAAACATCTTCCCAATCTTGGTGCTCATAGGCTTATCCTTACCTTGACGTTTCATAAGCATAATCTTTACGCCTTCCCCGGCGCCACGATCCACGCTGCTGACCTCATCGATCCGCAAGCGAGTTAGAATTTTGGGCATTAGGTCATACTCCCTGGCATAAAGCACAAGATAACCATTCCGCCAAATTGACTTTCCCGCTGCCAGATTAGCGCGCGGCCAGCAAGGTTCGGTGATTCTACTACCGCGTTATCAGGAACAGGCATCCATACTCCACCGATCAGGACGGTATAGTGCCCATTATCGGACTTCCAGTCGTCCGCAGCTACCGACTTGCTATCACTGCCGTCGCAGCAAGGCATCCCGCCCTTACTCTTTAGACTCATATACCATCCGTTCAATTCCGGGTGCTCCGGATCGTGGGCATAGGAGACGCTGAGGAAGCCGAGAAGATATATAATGCTGATCGCGAGTATGATATAATCTTTTCTCATATCAATATTAGCTCCACTTCGCACATACAGTTAGGGTGAACTGACGGAGAGAAATCTCCACTCGGAAACGCCTCATCCAACTCTACCACCACGCCACAGTTCTCCTCGCATATAACGCAAGGATTAGAACCACAGGTCCATAGCTTCCGCATCTTGGCCTTCTTGGCCTTCTGAACGGACGTATTGAATTCGATCCCAGCTAGCAGCGTCGCAATATTCTGCGCCGTATTAATCTCTGTATCAGCGATCATCTTCGATCTAGCAGAGCCAAAGATACCGGACTTGTCTATGGCTTCTGAGGTTCTGACGACATCCCAAGATTCACGAAGTGCCTTGGTAATAATGTTCTTTGCGATCTTGTTGGTAGTGACGTTGATGCTGTACTGTGCATTGGGATGAGCCACCAGCGTTCCCCGGATGTCGTGTATTCTACCCATAAGCTCGGCACCGCGCGATCTTCCATAGCCCTGCATCCGTTGGTCAATGTTATTGAGCAGAGCAATCGATTGCTCTGGGTTTTGTACTAGGTCTTTGTAAAGGTGATTTGCAGATCGTTGGCTAGTTCGGGTAATGTGATCGACGACTGCTGCGACCGTATTCTGCAATATAATGCTATCATTCTCTAGCACGCTAACGATATTGTCAACTCGATCATCTGACTTAGCGATAGACCGATTAGTAAACTCGTGGATCAAATCGTGGCGTTGATTAATAAGGAAGCGATGTACTGAATGGAATACGGCGCCAGCGGCGCCACCGTCAAAAGGGAAGCGCGCAAAGCGCCTACCTCCTTTGCCTATTTCTTCTTGGACTTCAACCGGAATGGCAGCACCACCGATTGAAAATTCTGGTCTATCACCGCGCTTGTGCGCTGCCCAGAGGTCGCCATCTGTGACCTTGAAGCCAACCCACCAGCCGATTTGTCCGAGATCAACACCAAGCGCGGCTTGCTTCTCCTTGGTGAACACCATGGACTCAACAAGCTTTCCCATACCCTTACGGGCATGCATATCGCCGTGATCGCGAGAATAAAGAACAAATTCATATGCCGCATTTTCCAACTCGCTAACTGGGATGATGTCCTTTTGCTTATCGACTATTGGAATGCCGTTCTTCTCGACAATACTCGCCCAGCCAAAGATCAGCTGCTGGTCAGGCTCATACTTCTTGATATCGAGAGGAATTAGCCAGCTCTTTCGCTGACGGATGATATCGCCGTCACTTTCTTCATCTTCCTGCAGCGCAACGTTAGGCCACTTCGCCTCCGCCACCCGGCTAAGATCAGCCGTTACCTTATCGGAGGCACGGCGCTTGCTGTCACGACGCGAGTTTCCTAGCGCCGTGACAACGTGACCTGACTGAACGCTTTTCATGCATTCGCAGAACAGCTTCATAGTCATTGCGGATGGCTTCCAGACACAAAAGCAAAATAGAGAGCAAGCAGGAAAAGCATTATGCCGATAGCAAGATATAAATAGAAATTATTGCTATCGCTCTCAGGCTGAGGCTCAGGGGCAACAATAACCTCAGGCTCAGCCGGAACAACGGGAGGAACCGGAGCAGCGCGAATTACCTTCGCACGCTGCTTAGGCTTCTTCATTGCTTTCTTAACCATCATTTACCTCCATCCGGAACATCAAACGGTTCAGGAATGCCATCGATCAGGGCTTTAGAAATGGCTGCTGTCTGTTCCTTGGTAATGCCCTGGGTAGTACCACGGATTGCTACAATGAAACGGGCGCGGCCATCCTCATCGATCAACATCAATCCACCACCAACAGTGCCCGAATACGGAATAATCGTAGCATGCAGCTTCATGAGATATTTCCTTACTTAGAGACTCGGAGTAGTAGCACCAGCATCCGGAGCGGCAGGCGCGGCAGCAGGCGCAGGCGTTGCCTTAACGTGCTTACGGAGGCTGTCGTGGAAATGCTGAGCCTGAGCCTTATTAGCGAAGCCGACATGAACGACATGCGGATCGTTACCCGGCGCGGAATTAGGCGCGGACGGATCAGAGCTCATACTGACGTGAGTAATAGCGCCGCTCTGCGGGTCGAGATGAATATACGGCGGTTCCCAGTGCTTGGGCTTACGCGGCGCGCCGCCTACCGGAGGAGCGTTGGCTTCCACCGCCGGCACACGATGAGTAATATTGGCGTTGGTAGGCGTGCCGTTTTCGTCTACCGCATTATCACGAACAAAATCAGCCGTAGGTAGAGACGGAGGAGCATTAGGCTGATCGCTATGAGCAGTTGCATCAGGACCATCAACCGGATCAGATACAGCCGGATTGCCAGGAGCGGAAGCATTTGGATCAGGGATAGGGCTGAAGAGACCAAGCTTGGAAGCATCTGGCTCAGTCGGTGGATTGGTGATAGCTTTCTTGTTGTCTTCGTTATTTTTAGCCATGTGTATTTCCTTTTTAGCAGCCCCGACATATGTCTTTGGGTGGTTTGCCTAGTCCCGGCAGTTCATCGAGGTTCGATTTAGGCTGAACGGGATAGTATGGATGCGGACAAATCCCAGACTCATTTTGCATTTCAACTGGGCAGTTATCGTTGCTACCAGGGAAAGTGACCTAGGCCACCACCAGCACCGAACAAGCAACCGAGCAGACCGAATATGATCTTGATAATAAAGATCGCTATAATTACCCAGATGACAATCCGGATAATGCTGACAACAAGCGAAGGAAGAAACTGCAGTAGATACGGAAGCAGAAGGTTCATTAGATACCAGACACCTAATGCAACGACAATCCAGATGCAAATTCCTTCCCAGAATGCGAGTGAGAAACAACCCATGATTCA